AGTCACCAGCAGCGTTGACCGCTGCTCGCATAGTTTCACCCTCAAGGCCGGGTATGGTCCAATCTGTCATCGTGTAATTCATCATCACTTCCCCTTCTATGCGCGTATTGCTGCGGCGATTGTCTGTCATGGCTGTTGCTCCCGTTGTGCGAGCATGGCTTCAAGATCATCCTGAAAGTTCAGAAGTGCGTCTCTTGCGCGCGACCATTCAGCTTGCGCGGGCGACCATGCACTGCATTTTGAAACGGCATCACGGCAGCGCTGAATGTGCTTTTCTAGCAGTTCTCTGATTTCAGACGCAGGCGGGTTATCTGTCATGGCTGCTCTCCTGCTAGGTCGGGGCGGTTGAAGCGCTTTGGCTCTGCATCATTAATAATACTGGCCAGCAATCGGGCGCGGGCCTCAGATACGCGGTCAGTGCCGCAGTCGATCAGGTATCCATCCGCGAGGCAGACAAACCAAACGGTGCCTCTGCCCTGTTCGCAGCGGTGTTCCCGATGTAGGACAAGCGCTCTGTCGCTTTGTAAATCAGCCATTGGTGTCATGGCTCTCTCCTAGTGCTGCGTCGATGCGACCAATTAGATTAGCCGCTTGTGCGAGGTTCATATGACCTGTCTCCGTGAAGTCGTCAGAGGTATCCATGAGGACAGACAATCCGGTGCGTGCTTCTTTCAGCAACTCTCGCAGATCGGGTTGGGATGCGAGAGCTTCTGTCAGTAAATCATCGCAGAATGTGCCAAAACGATCTGTCACTTTGACCATGCTCCCGTCCTCCGGCAGTGTATCGTTCATAATTAGCCATTTGGTTAGCTTAACCGTAAGGTTGTTGGCAGCCTCAACCACATCAGCGGGTGCATTGCGGGGCAGTCGGTTCCATTGATCGGCGGCGCGTTCCTTCGATTTGTCGCCAGTCTGCAAGCCACACGCACGGCAGGCTACCCAGTGACAGCCCGGTGCGCCACTGAGCATCTGAACGTCTGCACAAGCGCAATCAGGATCAGGGCAAGGCTTTAGGCTAGTCTCAGTCATTGTGTTGTCCTTCTAGTGCTGCGTCGATTTGGGCGATTGCGTGGCGAGCGGTATCCAAGTCGGATCGGCGGACACTATGTCGCTTGAGCGGCTCGCTCTGCGCCTTGTCATACCAGTCGAAGGACGCGCGTAACGCTGCGCCATCGGACGGAAAATCAGGATCAAACGCATCGACTCCCATGGCGGCTTTCGCAAACGGTTCTAGTGCATCCCGCGCCTCCCGCAGCAACTCTCGCATCCCAACCCGATCTGCGAGAGCTTCTGTCAGTAAATCATCGCAGAATGTGCCAAAACGATCGGTCACTTTGACCATACTCCCGTCCTCAGGCAGTGCATCGTTCTTAATTAGCCATTCGGTTAGCTTAACCGTAAGGTTGTTGGCAGCCTCAACCACATCAGCGGGTGCATTGCGGGTGTTCCGGGCTTCCTCGCGGTGACGGGCGAAGGCTTGCTCAACCCATTCGGTAGTAAAACCTCGCTGCGCCAACAGCTCAGCCGCAGCATCACGATCCGCTTGTGTAATCTCGGTCACATCAATCCTCCAAATCCAGTGTGATTAATCCACCACAAGAACGCTATTGCAACGCAGATAAGGTTGGGTCCGTCAGCGTTCACGCTTCACCTGCCTTTCGTGTGTTGAGGTTGGACAAGTGACACGCGGGACGCCGCAGGAATGCGTGGGCCAAAACGCATGGTTGGACAACGCCAAGCCCTTGCGTCAATTGAGTTGATTCACTCCGCCCCTGGGCACCACCCTCTATAAAAAACTCCATTTAATCAGTCTCTTGTGAAGGTTGGACATTTTTCGGGAACTCAAGGTTGGACAACGCGCGCTCCGCGAGAGCTGTCCGGTTGGCCTTTGAGCGGTAGTAAGCGAAGGTTTCTGCCTTCTTGTGGCCTGTCACAGCCTGGCCCTCGGCGTCGGTCGCTCCACGTTCCGCCAAGAGACGGGACATTGCCTTCCGCAGTCCGTGAATTGAACATTGCGGAAGCCCGGCTTCGTCGCACCATTTGCGCATTCGATTGCCCAACCCCGCGTCTGAAAACGGCTTCCCGAATTGCGTGGTGATTATGAAACGAATAGGCGTCGCCGGTAGGGCTTCAAGTGCAGCCCTTGTCGTCGAGAGCATCGGAACCGCAGTTTCATTGTTACCTTTGGCGTGTGCGACGTGGATCTTCCCGTCTTGGATATGGTCGCGCTCAATCTTGTTCACGTTGCATCGGCGAGCGGCGGTGTTCAACGCTAATTCCATCGTTAGCCGCGCCATTGAGCCGAGTGGGTGCGTCGACCTGTATTGCTCGATTTCGGCATCTGTCCAATCATGGATACCATCGCCTTCTTCGTATTTCTCGGTCAGCCGCACCGGATTGTCCGGTCGCCACCCCAAGCGGCAAGCATGATCCATCATGCCGGATAGGTTCTTTCGCAGCACATTCGCTGCGGCAGGCGTCTCCCACATTTGACCGAAGATATTGTCGAGCCATCCGACAGTGACTTGGACAACTGGACGCTCCCCGTAACGCCGCCCCTTCGGGTCAACACGATCAAGGAAGCGCTCCATTGTCCGCGCCTGGACATGCTGCGTCCGAGCCGCCTTCCTGCGCCATCGGGGTGTTTTCTTAAGCCTATTGAGAAGGTCGTCGAGAGTGCGGGGATTGACCTTGCGCGGCGAGGTGGCCGGTTGGATATCTGCCGGGCCTTGCTCGATTATTTCAGCATATGCCCGATGAAATTCCGCGTCGCTTGGTTCGCCCGGCAAACATTTGCTTGGGAAGCCCTTGCGACGGAACCTATAGCGGATTTTACCGTGCCGGTCCTTAACGGGCCGCACGTTGCGCGGAAGTTCAGACATCATCATCGCTCCAATCGTCGCCCCCGCCGATCATGCGAGGCGATTCGCCGATAATGATCTCGATCCTGCTATTCTCCAAGTCCATGACGATGCGTGCGCGCTCAAGCTTGGCCGTGGCGACAGCTTTCGCAGCCCGATCCATATCGGCTTGCGTGATGCGCGCTGGCTTAGTCATAGGCTTTTCTCACCTTCTTCCCTCATACAATTCCGGCCTGCGCTGGCGAAGCAACTGCCAGAAGCGGCGGTCCTCGTCGTCCATTGGCAGGATCGGGCCGGAAACCGTCGCGGGCTTCCGGCTCTCGGTAAATCGAAGCGCGGTCATCACTCGCCCTTTCGCTTGAGCGCCTTGCGCATGGTTTCGAATTGCTGGCGGACGGTCTGCTCGACATCATCCGGCAGGGCTGCGCTGTGGCGGTCGAAATCGCCCTCAAGCGCATCGAGCTGCTTGAGCGTCGTGCATTCGTCGATGTCGGCCTTGATCGCGTCGATCTTGTCCGCCCATGCCTCACGGTCGGAAGGCGGCGCTTCATCTTCGCTCTCCGTCATTGCGCCGCCTTCCTGTTCGTCGTTTTCTTCGGGTTCGGCACCTTCCTCGATATGGTGTTCGAGAGCGTCGAGCCGCGAAACCTTGGCCTCCGGCTCATTGGGGACCGCCGCCAAAATCGGACGGTGCTCGATCGTCGTCGTCATGGTATCGTCGCGGCCGAAAACCCGGTCCTCGATATCGGTTGACATTGGCAGGCGCTTCGAGAGGCGGCGCATCACGGTCTTGCGCGCCATTTCGCCCCACCATTGCACCCAAGGACCATTCTTGCCTGCACGGCTTACGTCGCGGACTTGCTCGATTTCCTCGTAACTCATCACTTCGAGCAGCTTCGAGCCGTCCTTCAAGATGGCGGTTGCATAAGCGCCGATCGCCTTGCCGCGCGGTTTATCAAGCGGCGGCGGGTTGTGGCGAACGTCCTCGTCGAAGCCGTAGCTGACCTCAAAGAAGTCGTTTTCGTGGACAACCTGCGCGCTGATCTTCGAAACCTCGCCCGACTGCCGGATCTTTTTCAAGACGCCGGAAATCATCGGCATGGCCTGCGCCTTGTTGCCGAACATGACGAGCGCGGCTTCGCGCCCATCGGGCAGCAAGCCGTCCTGCGCCAGTTTCGTGATGGCGCCGAACAGACTGGCGCGATCCGCATTTTGCAATTGCGGGTTTTGCTGGATCGCAGTCATCGCCACTCGGGCGAACTTCTCGACGGTAACGTGCTCGGGCAGCGCAGCCTTCAATTGCGGCGCCATAACGTCCAAGTTTTGCCGGATTACGGCGATAGGGTTGGCGTTGCTTGCCATTATGCTTGCTCCTCTTTGATCGTTAGTCGGCGGTATGCTTTCCGCCCCTTGATAATCTCGCCCGGCTCGGCATTTCGGTCGGGTATTTCGTCGATCAGCGTCGCGGTGGCCTTGAAACCCGCCATCTTGGCAATGCAGCGCTTGACGGGCGGCAATTCGCCGTTCGCAGCGGCTTCGGCCATCTTGAACATGATTTCGGCTCCCGCCGCCTTCTTGCGCTCGTCCGCAGCCTTCGCTTCGGCGGCGGCTTTGAGGTATGCGGCGCAGGCTTCCGGCGCGAGGTTGTCGGCGGTCAAGTCGATTTCCTCGATCGACAAGTCGCGGTAAAGCGCGCCGATCGCCTCGCCATCGCGCTCGAAGTTCGGCAGCGGTGCGTTGCCTTCGGCGATACGCTGCCAAAAGGCCGCAACGCGCCTGCAAATCTCGGCATAGACCTTTGGCCGTGCTTCGATCTGGAAACGCTCGAGCTGGTTGCCGCCGACCAAGATGATAAGGTCGGCCCACGGTAAGCCGGCGAGCCCCGCATAAGTGATCGCCTGCAACTGATATTGCAGCGGCGGCTCATCGCCCCAATCGCGGAAACGCAAGTAGTCGACCGTCTTGATTTCGAGGACGCCTTTGCCGCGTGCGGGGCATGTGGCGAATTGGTCGGGATGCCCGCCGATGCGCACAGTCTCATCGTGCAGGCGCTTCGGCGTCTTGGCGCGCTCATAACCCCATTTGTCGCAAGCCCATTCGATGATTGCCCGCTCCATGCGGACGCCTGCCTCCTGGCGCTCGTCTGTGACAAATTCCGGCGTGTCGATCGTGCCTGAGCGCCTATGGAATAGTTCAAATTCCGTCAGCCAGGGCGAGGCGTCAAAGAGCGCTGCCACTTCGCCAGCGCCGATCACGCTCGCGCGGAAAATGTCATCGTCGTCAGATAGCGCGTTCATAAAAACCTCTCCCAAACGGCCGGCAGGCTAACGCCGACGAAAATCAGCAACGCGGCCAGGCCGACATAAAAACAGAAGCGTTCGACGAGCGCGGTCATTTGCAGTCTCCGCAGAAGTGGAGCCAATCGTCGCCATCCTTGCGGGCAACCCATCCGTGCGATTTCACCTTCGCCATCGCGCCGGAAAAATTCGAGCAACGGGTTTCGTCGATCTCGCCGCAGCCATCGCAGCAAAAGGCGATCGGCCCTTCGTATCGTTCGCGCTCGATCGTCACTGCTCCCACTCCTTATTGAGTTCGCGCCAGCGTTCCTCGCCCATGCTTTCGCGGGCGTCGGCTATCTTGCGGTCGAGCGAGTAGTCGGGCGCCCAATTCGGCATGTCGTCGAGGACGCTCCGCATAACCGCGTTGCGCGTCAGAAGGCGGAAGCGGCTCATAGTTGCACCATCGGGACATATGACATTGCGGCGCGCGCTTCGGGTTCGTCGCAGATCACATAGCAGCGCGAATGGGCGCCGTGGCGAAGCGTGACGCTGGTTACTTCATCCCAAGCCATCACTTCGCGTTCGCCGCGAGAGTGGCCAGCAATCTCGATCCCTTCGTCTGTGAGCGCCTGAATGCGCGCATCGACCAGGCAATAGCCGAGCTGGCGAATGTCAGCGGCGGGGTATTCCCTGCCCCATTCGCGCGGCAATTCACGGGCACCGACAAACGGCTTGAGAAGCGTCGCCATCTCGTTGCGGCTCACTTCGTGAATGTTGGCAGGGGCGCTCATGCGAGCACCACCCACGCACCAAGCGCGATAAAGGCGATCACCAGCGCGTCAGGCAACCAGTGCGGGATATTGGGAAAGGACATAACCACCTCCGTTGTTGGAGGTGGTTTAGACTCGCTAAACGCGCATTGCAAGGGAAAAGTTTAGTTCGTCGAAACTTTCTTGGCAGAGGATCCGTTGTCGGGCGATTTGTCTATCGCATCTGAATCGTGGGCCAGGCGCACAATATCGCGCTGCAACCGGCGCAATCTCATCGCGTCTTGGGGATGCATTAGCAGCTCATATGGCTTGAGATTGAGATATGCGGAAATTTCGTTTCGATAACCTAAACTTTTATGCTTGCCATAATCGTTTAGCCAGTCTAAACGCTTTTGCATGTCACTCGAAGCCTATTTCGCCCGACCTGATGCCATGAACGCGACGCAGCTAGCGGAACGTCTTGGTATTTCCAAAGGTCGCATGTCGCAAATTCGAGCCGATGGGAAATGGCCCGTCGAATTAGCACTTGCCGCAGAAAGGGTAACTGGCGGCGCCATCAACGCTTCGATGCTCAATCCTTTGATCGCGGAGGCCCGGCGAACGGGAGCCGCAGCATGAGCCGCCTGCCCGCCTCTGACGAATATCGCGCGATTTACCTGACGCTCTGGCGTTGGTGCGAACGTCACGAACTGCGCCCGCATTTGACGGTTTGGCGCGGGGGCAATGACAATTCCTGGCGACCGGAGGCAGCATAGTGCGCGGGCGGGTCGGGACATCGCAACACAATAAGCCGGAGCCCTCCGGTCGCGCGGGGATGACCGTCAAAGGCGGCGCCCCGCTTTTTGCTGAAATCAATCAACATGGGATCGCATTACATGAGGTCGGAGAACGAAATCTTGGCGCTTGAGGTTCTCCGCAACGAGCAAGCCCGCAACCGACAGGAACGCTTCTTTCGCGTCCTATGCGACCAGCGGCGCGGTGGTGAAACCCTGCGCTCGATCAGCGAGGCGGCGGCGATCCCCTACAACACGGTGCGCTCATATGCCGGCCATAACGGCGAGCCCTGCGTCATGTCCTACGGCAACTTCCTCGCGCTGGTCGAAGCGTTCCCCGAATATGCGGGCATCTTGCACCCGCAGGACGGTGAAGCATGAACGACCTTCGCCGCGAGTGTTTTGAAGAAGCGAAGATCCGCGAGGCGAATTTCGCCGATGCATTAAGCATGTCGCGCACCCGCGCGGTTGGCGACACGCTCGCGAACGTCCTTAAAGCGCCCGACGATGTGATCGACGCTCGGCGCATCGACAGTCGCCAATGCTTTTGCTGCGGCGCTCGTTGGGGCCGGTGCGAACACACATCGGAGGAGGCGGAATAATGGGCAAGCGCCTCAAACTCGCATCCCAACGCAAGCGCGACCGCAAGATCGCGGCAATGTGGATCGAGGGCAACCATACCCAGGCAGAAATCGGCGCGCGGTTCAAAATCAGCGCTTCGGCCGTTTCAATGGCGCTCAAGCGCCGCGGCGTGCGCAATCATCCGCAAGCAGTCAAAGCCATGCGTGCGCGGTTGAGCAAGCGCAGACAGAATGAAATCGCGCTCGGGAAGCGTCCAGGTCGCCCGCCGATCTGGCCTGACTGCCCTGCGCACCTGAAAAGCGATTATTGCCGCTTTCGCAAAGCCTACGGAATACCCGCCGCCGAGGCGCGGGCGATGCTGGAGGCGGTGGCATGAGCCGCTACGGACGCCAGCAACGCACCAAGGCCGAAAAGCGCGCAGCCGCGATCACATACCTCACCTACAAGCGCGAGCTGACCGGCGACGAGATCGAAACGCTCGAGCGATCTTATGGGATTCCGAGGCCCGAGGGCGCGAAGATGGTCGAGGCTGAAAAGCGCGGGAGGGTGGGGTAATGTCTAGATATCCGACGCCAGAGAAGTTGCGCGATATCCTGAGATACGATCCCACCACGGGGATGCTGACCTGGCGAAAGAGATCGCCTGCGCTTTTCAAAAAGACTAAGCATAAAACTGCGGATCACTTAGCGGCGGCTTGGAACGCGCGCTTCGCCAATCGTCCAGCACTCCGGTCGATCTGCGGGAGCGGGTATCTGACGGGCGGAGTATTCGGCCAGATACTTCCCGCGCATAGGGTTTGCTGGGCTATCTACCACGGGCGGCATCCGGTCGGCCAAATCGACCATATAAACCACAATAGAACTGACAACCGGATTGAGAACCTGCGCGATGTGTCACACGCAGAAAATGCGCGCAATCAAGTTCTGTCCAGCAACAACAAAAGCGGTATCACCGGCGTGTATGCCGATCGCCGCACGGGCATGTGGAACGTCCAAATCCGCCACGAAGGAAAAGTTTATCGCTTAGGCGTGTTCCCCACAGTGCAGGAAGCGGCTGACGCGCGCCAAGAGGCAAATCGTCGCTTTGGCTACCACGAAAATCACGGAAAATCCCCCGAAGCGCTCAAGCTGATCGCGGAAGTGAAAGCGAGGGTGGCATGAACGCGCTGCTTTCCATCCCCGAGGCGGACCTCGATCCGGTACCGGCGTTCTACGTCGAAGCGCCGGACGGCCGCAAGGACTGGACCGAATTGCAGCGCCAAACGGCGTTTCTCAAACTCATGCGCTACGGCGCGCCCCGCGTTGCGATCTATGCCAATGCGAACGCTGGCAAGCGCAACCCGCAACAGGCAATCCGCGAAGGCATCAAATCCGGCGTTTTCGACCTGATAGCGATCTGGCGCGGGCCGCTCGTTGCCTACCTTGAGTTCAAAGGCTTCGACAAGAACGGGCGCCCCGGTCGGCTTTCGCGCAATCAAATCGAGTTCGGCAATCGCATGGTTGAACTCGGCGTCCCCGCGGCATGTTTCTTCTCGCCCTACGCTGCAGCCGCCTGGCTACGCGAGCAAGGCTTCCCGGTCAGCAAGGGGATCGGGTGATGCGGCATGATCCGATCCCTTCGCAGCGGGAAAGCGGCGCGTTCGATCTCAAGGCATTCGCAAAGCGCACCGTCGAGCAAGGCATTCTCGCCGCAAGCGATGATCCCGCCGAGATGAAATTTCGCATTATGCTCGCCCGTCAACATGGCCATCTATCCGACGACGAAACGCGCCTCTGGATCACGCAGCACGGATTGGAGGCGGCATGAGCGAGCGCCTTGACATAGCACAACTCATGCCGACCGTCGCCAAAGCGCTGTTTGGCGATCCTACGTCGAAGGAAAGGCGCGGGACAGACTGGCGCTATGGCCGGCGCGGTTCGCTCTCGATCGACGTAGTAAATGGCCGATGGTTCGACCATGAAGCGGGCGAAGGCGGCGGCGTCCTCGACCTGATCCGCCGCGAACGCAGGTGCGACACTGCCGGGGCCCTGCGCTGGATCGAAGGCATCGGCGAATATGTCCCGCCTGTCCGGCCGGTCCATACAGATCCGAAACACGCATCTAGCCTGCGCGATGCGGCGATGCGAATATGGCAGGAAACCCGCGAGCCGCGCGGAACGCTCGTCGAGCGCTACCTGATAAACCGCCGCATGGGGCATGGGATAGAATGCCCCGACCTGCGCTATCATCCACGCTGTCCGTTCGGAAAGGGCGAGGCGGGCGAGCAAAGCTATCTGCCCGCTATGGTCGCGCTGGTGCGCAATCCTGGCGACCGCAACCCGATGGGCATTCACCGGACAGCGCTTACGCCTGACGGTCGCAAGATCGACCGCAAGATGCTCGGTCCCTGCCACGGCGGCGTTGTCATGCTTTCGAGCCATGAAGCAGACACCGACATAGGTGTTTGCGAAGGGATCGAGACTGGCCTCGCGGTCATCAAGCTATTCCGCAAGCCGGTATGGGCGGCACTTTCGGCCGGTTCGATCGCCGCCTTGCAGGCGCTTGGCGGCGTCAGAAACCTCAAGATCTACGCCGACAATGACGCGGCAGGCATCGAGGCGGCGCAGAAATGCGCCCGCGTCTGGATACGCAGCGGCATCGAAGTCTCGATCGAGGCTCCGACAGAAGAAGGGTGGGATTTCGCCGACGCGCTGGAAGCCCTGGAACGAGGGGAACTTAGCGCGTGATGCCGAAGCCAATCTCAACGCAAGTCGAAGTTGATATGCCCGCGCCAGAGGTGAGCGAGGACGCGATTGCCAACGCTTTCGCGGAGAAATACGCCGGCAACCTGCTTTTCGACCATAATTCGGGCCGCTGGTTCGAATGGGAGGGCGATCGTTGGGTTGCCGATGAAACCGCGCGCGGGCTCCATTATGCGCGCGAGATCATGCGCCGGATGGGCGAAGGCAAGAAAAGCATGTCGAAAGCGAGCGTCGCCAAGGGCGCCGAATTATTTGCCCGCGCCGATCCGCGCCTTGCCGCGACTTCCAAACAATGGGATGCCGACAAATGGTTGCTTGGCACGCCTGGCGGCACGATAAACCTTCTCACCGGCAAATTGCTGCCGGCAAAGCCCGATCATTTCATCACCAAGCAGACCGCGACGACCCCGCAGGCGGGCGAGCCGACGCGCTGGCTCGAATTTCTTGATGAGGCAACGCGCGGCGATGCCGAGGTCATCAACTTCCTGCAGGAATGGTGCGGATATGGGCTGACGGGCGACACGCGCGAACACGCGCTGCTTTTCGTCCACGGCGGCGGCGGGAACGGCAAGAGCGTCTTTATCAATACGTTCACGCGCCTGCTTGGCGATTATGCCGTCACCGCAGCGATGGAAACCTTCACCGCATCACGCGGCGAGAAGCACAGCACAGACATCGCCATGCTCAAGGGCGCGCGCCTCGTTACCGCGAGCGAAACCGAGGAAGGCAAAGCATGGGCGGAAAGCCGCATCAAGCAAATGACGGGCGCAGATCCGATCACCGCTCGTTTCATGCGCCGCGACAATTTCACTTATGTTCCGCAATTCAAGCTGACGATCGTCGGCAACCATGCGCCGGTGATGCACAACGTCGACGAGGCCATGCGTCGCCGCTTTCGCATCGTGCCGTTCGATAACAAGCCAACCAAACCCGACCGGATGCTCGAGGAAAAACTGGTCAGGGAATGGCCGCAAATCCTCGCCTGGATGATAGCCGGTTGCTTGCGGTGGCAGGAGCATGGACTTTCGCACCCGCGCGCCATGCAGGACGCCACAGCGGCCTATTTCGAAGCGCAGGACGTATTCGGCCAGTGGATCGAAGTCGACTGCAATCTCGGCCTGCGCGAATGGGATGAAACCGGCAAACTCTATGAAAGCTGGTGCCGCTTCGCCAGGTCGTCCGGCGAGGAAGCGGGAAGCCAAAAGCGCTTCAATTCGATGATGCAAAAACGCGGTTTCATGCCCTCCAGAATGCCGGGCGGAACACGCCAGCGCATCTTCAAAGGCGTCGCTCTCAAGCCACACGATTACGATCCAGATCAAGGCTATCCGGTATGAAAAAACCCGCTTTCAATCCGTCCCGAACGCCGTTCATAAAAAGGCCGCTTTTTCTTACAAAGCAAGATTGTTGCGCGCAAACGCAATGGCTCGGGACGGATAAACGCCGTTTCGGGACACATTCGGGACAGATTGGCGAATTTGTAAGTTGCTGTTTTTCAAGCATTCGGGACACATCGGGACGGATGGGACGGATCAGATCAATCAATAACGAATACGCGCGCAGGAATCTGGTCATAGGTAAAAACCGTCCCGATCTGTCCCTATCCGTCCCGCTTGGAGGTTTGGCATGACCCTCCACGTCACGACCCACGCGATCGAACGCTATCAACAGCGGGTCCGTAATTGCAGTGAAGCCGCCGCCATCGCAGCGCTCTCGTCCAAGGCCATCGAAGCCGCTGCAATGTTCGGCGCGCCTTACGTCCGGCTCGGCACAGGCCAGCGCATCGTGCTCGACCACGAAACGGTCGTCACCGTCCTGCCTGCCGAAACGCCGACAATCTACATCGTCAACTATGGAAGGGGCCGGGGATGAGCCTCACCGCAAAACAGCAGCGCTTTGTCGAGGAATACCTGATCGACCTCAACGCGACACAGGCAGCGATAAGGGCTGGTTTCAGTCGCAAAACCGCCGAACAGCAGGGATACCAACTGCTTCAGAAAACTTCAGTGGCCCAAGCGATCGAGGTAGCGGTCGCAGAACGCTCCCAACGAACGCAAATCACCGCCGATCAGGTTATTTCGGAACTGGCTAAAATTGGGTTTAGCGACATTCGCAAAGCCGTGAAATGGTTCTCGCAGGCGGACGTGGCGTTCGTGGACGCGGAAGGCATGGAAGGTGAGATCGAGGACGGTTCGTTGCGCTTTGCAGTCGCCAACCAGGTCGAATTGATTTCCTCCGAGGATATCGACGACGACACTGCGGCGGCAATCTCCGAGATTTCGATGACGGATAAAGGGGGGCTTAAGGTCAAGTTTCACGACAAACGCGCGGCTCTCGTCGATCTTGGTCGTCACCTTAAACTGTTCACGGATCGAGTTGAACATGCCGGCGTTCTGGCTGTCTTGCCAGTCGGGATTGATGACTTGGCATGACGGCACACGATCCAACACTTGGCGATAAGCGCACCCTCACCAACTCACAGAGGATCTTCGCGCTATCGAACGCCCGCTTTCCCTGCTTCGTCGGCGGTTTTGGATCGGGCAAGACTGCCGCGGCGATGACGCGCGCGATGAGGCTCAAGATTCAGTGCCGGGCGAACGACATTGCCTATTACCTGCCAACTTACCCGCTGATCGAGGACATTGCTTTCCAGCGCTTCCCCGAACTGTGCGAGCGCAAAGGGTGGGCCTACAAGTTAAACCGGCAAGCTGGCGTGCTTGAGTTCCCCGGAGCGGGCCGGATCTTGTTCCGCAACATGGAGCAGCCGCACCGCATCGTCGGATACGAAGTAGCGCATAGCCTGGTCGACGAGATCGACATCATGCCCACGGAAAAGGCCCGCGATGCGTGGAATAAGATCATCGCCCGCAACCGGCAGAAGTGTGGGATGGAAAACACGGTTGGCGTCGCCACCACGCCGGAGGGGTTCAAGTTCGTCTATGAGCGCTGGCAGAAATCGCCTGCCCCCGGATACGAGCTGATCCGCGCCAAGACCGAGGAAAATGCCGCCAATCTGCCCGATGGCTATATCGACAGCCTGCGCGCGTCCTACCCTGCAGCCCTGCTCGCCGCATACCTTGAAGGCGAGTTCGTGAACCTTACCAGCGGCAGCGTCTATCCCGAGTTCGATCGGGCGGCAAATGCTTCACGCGAAACCATCCAGCCAAGCGAGCCGCTGCACATCGGGCAGGATTTCAACGTGGGCCAAATGGCGAGC